AATGAAAATTACCTGGAATAGAATCTGGTTCTTTAGGACATTCACCTGCATTATCTGTTGGTTCGTTTACATCAAGACTAAGTCTATATATAGTAGCCTCTAGAGTCGCTTTTTTCAACCAACCTTTACCACCACCACATATCGCATATTTTTCTTCTTTACATCCAAGTGTGATATAACCTAATAATTTTATAATATTATTACAATTACATCTGGTACAACTATTATTTTCACAACAACCCATACATGCCTTACGTCTAAATTTATCTTTTTTTTCATCACTCCATATTTTAAAAGGACCAATTTTACGGGGTACTGCATCTGTTATACCAAGTGCTAAAGAAGAAATAACTTTACATACCATTCTTAATAAAGCATTTATTCCCGAAAAAATAAGATTAATAGTTATTATAATAAAACTATTAATAAAACAAATTAGTGATACCATTATTGAAAGAATTATACAAATAACCACAAATAATGGGTTTGTCTTGGTATCCATTTTATTAAATGGTAAAGGGTTATTAATACCACCCTCGTCTACATCTTTTAAACCAACAAACGTTCTTCTTTCCACATTAGAAACACCCTGAACCCTTGTTAAATGATTTTTAACCGTATAAATCTTATTCCAAAATAAATCGGTAAAATGTTTATCCTTAGTTGTATTATCAAACGAATAATCCGAATCAAAATAATTATCTGGGTTATGTGGTACTAAATAACTAGCCCTAGCTCTAAGTCTACCTTCACCACCCGTTGAATCCATGTCCACTTTAAACCTAACTCTAGCTCTGGTAGCTATACCCTTAGTAGTGTCTTCAGATGGAATTAAAGTACCATCTTCTGAAGTTATCACATAATCGATATTCATAGGTATCTGATAGGCCCAAACACCATTATCGTCTATAACCCTACCACCCTCTACGTCAAAATTCTCTATTGACCCATCGTTTTTATAACGTAACATTCTAATTGAACCCCCACCAGTATCGAGTTCATCACCCTTACCTAAGTTTTTTCTTGGTCTACAATTTTTATTTACACTATTTTTTTCATTGTCGCTGAATATGGAACCCATAAATATTGCAGTTGGGATAATCGTTGTTTTTAAATCAACATCAACCCTAGTAATACCTATTTCACACTCATCTATATCACCCCAAAATGGGACAACGGAAACACTCACTGGTGATACCGTTTTTAACTGCGTTAAGTTCGGGTCTTCAGTTCTACCCTTAAATTTATTACTTGAATAAAATTTATTTTTATCAACACCTTGTGAAATTAAATCATAAGGTCTTTGTGATAATATACCAATATCCGATATGTCAGCATCTACATGTAAGTAATGGGTCCCAACTGGTACCCCGAATAACATAAAATCACCAGATTCGTTTGTAGTTGTACTGAATTTATAATATTTGGTATAAATTTCAGTCATTTCTGGGTTATCCTGTATTTCCCTTTTACTTGGGAACGTACCTATTGATGTGTAACAATCATCCTTACCCCTGGCACTTCTACTCATTAAATTATAACCAATACCATCTTCATCCTTATCGGTTATAACCTCATAAGGGTAAAGTCCAAGTATTTCTGGGTCTATTGAATCTTCTTCATCTATCGGTATAAAAATAGAAACCTTGGCATTAGGTACACCTAACCCATTATTAACAATAACCCTACCGACCACAACCCCGTAGTCCGAACAGAATTTTCTATATGCTTCCTCTTGTGAGATTTTAAGTGAAAGTATTTCGATAAAATCGAATTTCTGGTCAATTTTTACGTTAAGTCGCTTATCCCCACCACCTGGTGTTGTTTTTATTCTAATATTATCAGACATTAATTATTTATTTTTAAAGTCATCGGTTATGTCATCGACACCAACCAATTCATAATCCTGTGAGTCAATATCGTCAATGTTAACATCATTCAAATCGTCATCACCACTGCGGTCTTTCATTAGTATATTACCTAAACTTATCAAGGCACCAGTAATATCTATTGATTCTTCAAAATAAACTATCTTAAATAAGGTATATAGTGAAAATGGTATAACAATAATAGCTAAAATAGCCCCACCTATAATAAAACCAATTGTTTTAGTTATAAATATTACTATCTTTTCAACTAATGATAATCCACTATTATCTGCATTATTGACACCCCCATTTGGAAGGAACCCCTTACTTTTATCTTTACAACTACTACAACCCATAACTTTTTTATTTAATTCTATTTATTTTACCCTAACACGAATATCTAGGTCTGGTCTTTTAATTTCAAACATGCCCACTGGGTCACCAAAAATGGTATATTCACCCAATAAATCTATTTGTCTTGTTTCATCATCAATGTAAGGTTGTGGTATTTCATTTGAAGAATACCTACCAGCACCTACTTTATTATAAACCCTTAAATCAACAACGTTTATAACACCACTTACATTATTTATTTGTTCTATTAACTGAGTTAAATAAATATTATCACCCATACCCCAGTTATTGATGTTGAAATAATTTGTAATCTCGATAATCGTTTGAGAAATTACCTGTGATTGTGAAAATTGTTTATCAATAAATAAATCGACCTCAAAACCTAAATTATATACCTTACCATTACCCACCTCAACAAAATCATTTATCATTCTATAATCGGATAAGTAAGTAGCTACATTATTTCTTAACGTCATATTCGATGACGTGCTTATATCCCCATCGTTATCCAATGTTAAGACATAGACCTTAATTTTATTCTGTTCCTCCATTACGTTCACTCTAAAGGGCACTCCGAACTCACCTGGCATCAAAGCTATCCTAGTTTTATAATCTTGAAGTGTTACGGCCCTATTTTGTGATGAGAAATTATATCTAACCAAATTCCTTAATTCTTCAATTGATGGTTCGTCCTTACCACCTAAAGCTGGTAACGGGTTAGTTACCGTAAGTGAATTTCTAACGGATTGATTAACCGTTGAGTTTGGTCCGTTTACAATTGTTTCGGATTGATTAATGGTCGTTAATAAGTTTGGTCCAACATTGGTATCGGCACCACCACCAACTCTATACTGAATAAACATAGTGGTATTCGGTTTAGGGGTTATACCTAATGATAAATTATTAATAAAATCCCCTATTCTATTAACTAGGTTTGGGTTTACCCCAAAATTAGATAAAGAACTAACATCTTCTGAACCACCACCGAATATAATTCTGGTAAAACCATTATCAGTATATTCCCTTATAAATCTTTGATTGACCCTAAAGAATTTACCTGGGATAATCGCTGAATTATCACTAATTACATCGTTATTAGGAATAAAAACCGTATCATCGGCCAGGGCATCTACCTCATACCATCTTAAATCCTCGTCAAAGAATTGATTTGTTGTGGGTATTGTTACATAGTTGGTTCCTTCTAGTGAAATAATTGAATTTATGGATAATACATTATCGTCTGGTAATATTATTTCAAAAAATGGTTTAATATTATCACCAGTTAAAACTCTCTTTAAGGTTTTACTAACACCGTTAATAACCATTTCCCTTTTAGTTAACCTGTAATTAATTAATGTATTGTTAGAATCAAAATTAGGTATAATCAATCTATTGGGTATTCCACCAGTAGTAAACGGACTTGAAAAATCTATTTCGTCAGTAGTTTCAAATACTTTACCACCACCACTTATTTGAACACCTCTTCTTAATATTGGTGCGTATGAAATGTCGAACGTGTCACCTAATACTGGAACCGTAACGGAAAAATCGGCAATTGTTACCGATGGACTTTTACCAGGAACCTTTAATCCAAAAGTTCTGGCCATAGATAATATTGAACCTCTTTCCTGTGCGTAATCTAATTGGGTTTCTTGAAACATCCTATCGGTATGAAAAGATAACATGTCACCAACAGCGGCATTTAATTCCAATAACATCATACCAACCGATGCATCGTTAAAATCATTGAATATATCTGGGTAATATTGCTTAACAAAGCTGATTAACTCTTGTCTTACATCAGCAAAATTCCTTGAATTATAATTTATTTTCTTGGCCATAGTTTATTTTATTATAAATAGTATAATAAATAAAATATATTAAAAGTAAATAAAAGTTATATTTTATAATTCAATTATAACGAAGTCTGTTTCTTGGAATACGTCATCTGTTACGGTATAATCTATTCTAACTGTTACACCATATGGTGTTGCCTCATTCTCGTTAACGATAACCCCGTTTATTTGTAGATTTGGTAGATATTTTTTAACTGTAAGGTTTATTTCCCTTTTAATATCCTCTTGGGTTACGTTATCATTTGGTTCAAAAATATATTTCAATAGGTTTGTACCAAATTCTGGCATATACAACCTCTCACCCTTTCTGGTGAGTATTAAATGCATTAAATCAGATTTGATGGCACCCTTATCATCATTATTTAATTTTAAGAAAAACCCTCTATTACTTTCACTAAAGGGAAAGCCTATATTTATGAAAACTCCATTACCAGCCATAATACTATTTTATCATAAATATTATAATAAAATTTTTTAAAAAATAAATGGTAAAATAAAAAAAGGTCTAACATCGCTGAAAGACCTTTAATATTAATACTTAATTACATTTAACTACCACATGCCTCACAATCGGGGTCATCCAAACTACAAGTAACACCCTTAAGTGCTTCTTCTTCGGCTATCGAGCTTACAATGGGTGCAACTAACTTAGTTTCGGGCACTTCTTGTTTTACCTCTTCGATTACTCTTTGTTGAACTTCGGCACCTAAACTTTGTTTGGCCGAAACGCTAGAATTACTTCTTAGGTAATACATACCAGTCTTAAGACCCAATTTCCAACCATACATCAAAGCTTTTGATAATTTAGCCGTATTTGCATCCCTTATGAATAAATTCATTGATTGAGATTGACAAATGAATAAACCTCTATCCCTTGACATTTTAAGTAGTGTTGAGGATTTCATTTCCCAAACAGTTCTATAAATATCTTTAACGTTCTGTGGTATTCTATCAATACTCTGAATAGAACCATTACTCTTGATTAAATCAATTCTAAGTTTATCATCCCATAACCCTAAGTCGATTAAATCACTTATTAAATGTTTATTCACTATGATATATTCACCAGCTAAAACATTACGCTTATATATGTTGGTGGTATATGGTTCAAAACATTCATTATTACCTAATATTTGAGCTGTTGATGCTGTTGGCATCGGTGCTAATAATAATGAATTTCTAACACCATTTTTAATTACCGCTTTTTTCAACTTAATCCAGTCCCATCTTCCAGATAATTCACCTTCTTCCATTTCCCACATGTCGAATTGGAAGATACCCTTAGATACTGGTGAACCTTCAAATGTTTCATAAGAACCACTTATTTTAGCCAAATCCATAGATGCTGTCATAGATGCAAAATAAATCGTTTCAAAAATTTCTTTATTTAATTTTTGAGCCTCATCTGATTCAAACGGTAAACCTAACATGGCAAATGTATCAGCTAAACCTTGAACACCGATACCAATTGGTCTATGTCTAAAATTAGACTTTTTAGCCTTTTCTGTTGGATACCAGTTAATATCGATAACTTGATTTAAGTTAACCGTAATCTGATATGCTATATCATATAGCCCATCATGGTCGAATGTTCTTAATTCCTTATCTTTAGATTTAACTTTACCACTTGGGATTTCAACGAACTTTGGTAGTGCGACACTAGCTAAGTTACATACGGCTGTTTCATCAGGTGTACTAACCTCCATTATTTCAGTACAATTATGTACTAAAATGTCGTTAGCGTAGAAATTATGATTACCATCTACAGTGATATCATAAACTGAAACTTCCTCTTCTAATTCTTCTATTTTTATCATTTTATTTTTTATATTTTTATATATACTAATTGATTTAATTATTATTATTATAACCCCACTTAAAACCTTTAGCAGTGTATTTTAAATTTGATTTACACGCCCTAATCAAACAACCCTTATTAACATTATTTTCAACACATGCCTCTTTCATCGTATTATATGTACAAATATATTTACCATCCAAATCATACTTACACACTTTAGTGGCATTGGGGTTATTCTTACCGCTATTATTTTTTGACATCAATTTTCTAGTTGAGCTTGAAATTTCTCGACCAGTATTCCAATGATTTTCACCCCTCATTTTATGTGATGGGGTATCCTCTAATTTAATACCAAACCTATGGTTACCTTCACCACTCATTTGTTTAACCCTTAATGACCTAATATATTCTTTATTAGGGTTATTTGTAAACATATCACCACCAAATCCACCAACACTTATATTGGTTAATGTTCCAGTATTATTGTGTCTAAATCCAATTAAATCAATTAAAAGCGTTTCAATACTATAAGCGATGTCTTCATTTAATTTATCTTCTATTTTAAAAAAAATGGGTTCAAGACCATCACTCATTATCTGATTAAATAAGTTTAATTTATATTTATTATTCGTTAAATCAATATTCCTATCTTTTATGAATAATAAATGCCTTTCCATTCGTTTAGAACCACATTTACCTTTACCAATATATATTGGCTCAAATTCAAACACATATTTACCAAATTTATATTCACCCCCTTTTCTAGGGTCGAAATAACCATACACATAATATTTATTATTTTTCATAACTTCCATAATTTAATAATAAATATCTTATAATTATGGAAGTTACTAAAATATTTTTAATTAATTACTAAAACATCATCAGATTTTAAATCTTTAGCCATAATATAACCTCTATTCTCAGTAAAGACTTCGTGCTCTGGCGTACATTTAATTGATTTACCAGTTTTTTCGTCAGTTATTTTTAAAACATTAGTTTTAGGGTTAGTCATTGCTGAATTTGTGACTAATTTCCACTCATTAACTTTTGTTCTAATATTATGACTTAAAACCTCTAAATTTTCATTAGTTTTAAATAACTCATTTAATAAATCCATTCTTATTTCACCCTCAATACCATTTAATCTAATTTTAATATTAGTTTCACCAACTAGACATAAGTTTGAAGACTTAATTGTACCTATATTTTGTTGGTTTGATTTACTATTGGCAGCATCCTTGAATAATATGTAAGGTGTCCCAGTTTCAATTTGACTCTCAAGAATTTCAGCATATAATTCTCTAGCTTTTAAGGTTTTCTTTCCTTTACCAGAAGCCTCATAACTTTCATATAATTCAGTAAAAGCCTTACTATCCTTAGTATCATAAACATCGGATAAACCTGGACAATCATGTGGACACATTAAAGTCCAATCACCATCGGATTCAACCCTCTGCATAAATAAATCTGGGGTCCATAAGGCTAAGAATAAATCTCTAGCTCTCATTTCTTCCTTTCCGTGATTCTTTCTTAATTGAATGAAATCCTGTACATCCGCATGCCATGGCTCTAAATATACGGCAATACTACCCTTTCTTTTCGTTGTATTAACGTTGAGTTCTTTATCTCAACCTCTTATTATTTCTAATAAGTCTAGACTATATCTTCAATGAATTAACATTGTCCAGCTTTCGTGGGTTTTTACTATCTTTAACTTAATATTAAGACTCCATAACCTAGTCGTTGAACCTTATTCTTATTTCTAAGAACCTTGGCTGCTGATTTCCCAATTTTATAATTTTTCAAACATTCACGTTTGACGTTACCATCTGCGTTGTAGTATTATAAACTCTAAGGGAGTTCCAGCAATTAACTGAATTTTTTTAACGTGAAGGCAAAAGTTTACCACCACCATTATGAACTAATCCCATTTCTGTTTCATAATTATGAAACTCATCAATTTCTAAATCATATACTTCACAATCTTCTATTGAAGTACTTATTGATTTAACTTTTTCTAATTTAATGTTATCTAAGTCATAACCTAGCTCATTAAAATTTTCAATACTATCTTTGTATGCCATTTTTTATTTTATTTTATTAAATTCATGTTCTTACATGTTTATTATTTTAATATAAACATATTTTTATTTAAATCTTTAGCTTCAACCCATTTAGGTATTAATGTTCCAGATTTAATTGATAATTTAATGATTTCTAAATCTCTACCAGTTGAATCTTCAACTACTAAATAAGGGTGACTTACTGTTGATTTAGTTTTACCATTAACGTTTATTAATTCTCTTTTTTCTTTATTAAATTTTTTAACTTTTTTAACTTTATTAAAACCATTTGACGTTTTAACTTTATCCCCTTCAGAAATATCTTTAATTTTAATTAACCCTTTATCGGTATTGATTAATGTTTCTTCGGTAAAACATTGGTCTACATATCTAGCTGTTTCATTATAAACCCTCAACATAGGTACAATACCATTAGAGGTTCCATTTGTACCCTTTATATAAGTGCCCTTGGCACGAACATTATGAATGTGGATACCGATACCACCAGCGGACTGAGAAATGTCGGCACAATCGCTTAAAGACTCATATATGCCCTTGATTGAATCATCTGCCATACCCAATAGGAAACAATTTTCAACTACATTACCTTCAACAACATATGAATGGTCATCCTGAACACCTAGCGTATATACAAATTCTGGTTTACTAATATTTTCACTTTTTTTATTTATTATAATAAAAGTTGTACCATTTATTATTTTAATATTGGAATTTTTATTTGACTTATTAAAATACTCACTTAACCTTTCGTCATTATATAGTTTATAGATATTGGATAAATCTATTGAACCCTTAGGTAAAGATATCCTAGCGGTTAATTTAGTCCCACCTAATTTTAATGATGTTGCCTCGGAGTATGATAATGGTATACCACAGTTTCTGGATAAAGCAAATATTGATTTGATTAAGTCAATATTTGCCATAGTAATCCTAATATCACCACTTTTAGTCACACAACCATCAGAAGTTATTAAACCTTCTAAAAATTTTGAAATCATAAGTTTATCCCAATTATACATGAAATCGGGTATTTTTTTACCATTAAAACCCTTACCAAAGTTTTTATAAAAATAATTAGATATAACATGTGAATGTACATCAATAGTTATTGTATTGGTTTTTGTTGGTTTTGAAATATTACCATCAATACCGAATATTTTAGTTATTAATTTATCTAACCTATCAATTAAACCATAGGCATCCTTATTATTTGTAAATCTAATACCCCTATTAACAGTTAAAGTTTTACTATAATCTTTACCAGTTAATATATTTCCATCACCAATCCAAACACCTAATAAAAATGCAAAATCTTCATCAATTATGATTGATTTATTTATCTCATTATGTTTTCTAGTGACTATAATATTACCACCATTATTATTTAATTTGTGTCTTCGCAACCATTTTGATTTTACTTTTAGTTTATCTCCAATGATTTCACTTTCTAATTCTATATTACCATAATTATTTGGTACATAATCTATTAATTCAACCTTTTCTGGTGCATATTTACCAATTTTGTTTGGTATGGCCACATAATCCCCGACCCTTAGGTATTCAACCGAGTTCCATTTTGGTGTTTTACCCCACTTATCTTGTTCTTTTGATAATGATAAAATTCTATGATTACCAGTTACAGTCATATTTGGACTACCATAAGTTTTAAGGTCATACAATTGTCTATCATTTAATTTATTTTTATGTAGTTGTTGAACCTCCTTAACGTTACCCTTGTGAGTAACTACTTTATCACCAATTTCAACATCTTCAATATTTTTAACACCACTTGTTGTAAATACACTTGTACCAGCAACAAAACAACTTGACAACTGTGGCTTTTTAGTTCCAGAATTAAAAAGCGTAGGTGTTGCGTGTGTGAATAAACCTTTACTTAAGGAATCATATGTCTTTTGAACCTCTTTAAGGTTATCTCCCCAAATCCCCAATGAAACTCTTAAACACATATGTTGTGGAGTTTCGGCTATTTCATTATTAATTTTTAATAAGTATGCTCTTTCAAGTGTTTTAAAACCGAAGAAGTCATAGTCGAAATCTCTGTCATGAACAATCATTTGTTCAAGTTTTTTGGAGTTTTCACGAACGATATTATATACGTTGTCCGCAATAAGACCAGCTTGTTCGCCAGTTATTGGGTTTACATAATGGTAAAGGTCCTCAATGGTTTCCGTGAAACTTTTTTTAGTATACTTCTTTAATGAAGAAATAGAAATCCTAGAGGCAAGTTTAGAATAATCATAATGTACCCTAGTTAACGAAGCCGCAATTTCTGCGGCTAGGTTATCTAATTCTTTTGTTGTAATACCATCAAAAATTCCAGCAATAACTTTCTGAGTAACTTCCATGTAATCAACATAATCCGTATTCAAACCGTAAGTTTGTTTCTTAATTCTTGCCGATATCTTATCGAATTTAATTGGCTCCGATGAACCATCTCTTTTTATTACTTTCATTATTTATAGTTTATTAATATATATTAAAAATCTTCATCATCTTCACCAAAAGTCATGATATTTGTTTCAGAACTTTTTCCAACACCGTTTTTTGAATACTCACTAACTCTTTTTTCAAAGAAATTAGTTTTATTTTCCAATGCGATATTAACCATGAAATCAAATGGGTTTTTAGCGTTATAAATAGCTTCACAACCTAAATCCACTAACAAGGTATCGGTTACATACTCCAAGTATTGAGACATTAATTTAGAGTTCATACCTATTAAACTAATTGGTAATGATTCTAAAATAAATTCTTTTTCAATTTCAAGGGCCGACTCTAAAATTTCTCTAATTCTTTCCTTTGGAACTTTATTAACTAAGTGGTGATTGTGTAAATGCACCGCAAAATCACAATGTAACCCTTCATCTCTTGAAATTAATTCATTTGAAAAACTAAGTCCAGGCATAAGTCCTCTACTCTTTAACCAGTAGATAGAACAAAACGAACCTGAAAAGAAAATACCTTCAACCGCAGCGAAAGCAATTAATCTTTCAGCAAAACTAGGTGAATCAATCCACTTTAATGCCCACTCAGCTTTTTTCTTTACAGCTGAGACTGTTTCGATAGCCCTAAATAACCTATCTTTTTCTTCCTCATCTTTAACATACGTATCAATTAACAATGAGTATGTCTCTGAATGAATATTTTCCATCATTATTTGGAATCCGTAGAAAAATTTAGCTTCGGCATATTGCACTTCACTAACAAAGTTTTCTGCAAGGTTTTCATTAACAATACCATCAGATGCGGCAAAAAACGCTAATACGTTCTTAATAAAGTATTGTTCGTTATCATTAAGTTTTTCCCAGTCGGTCAAATCTTGTGATAAATCTATTTCTTCTGCTGTCCAAATAGTTGATTCAGCTTTTTTGTACCATTCCCATATGTCTTGGTGCACTATTGGAAATATAACAAATCTGTTCTTATTCTCTTGTAAAATTGGTTCAATCATAATTTCTATTTTTAATTATTTAATTTTTTATCCTTCTAATTCTTTTCTCTCTTGTATGGCGGCCATAATATTACTAACTCTATTCTGGTCCTTTACGGCTCTATTTTGTTTACTTTGTAAAAAGCTATGACCATCCTCTTGCCCCTTATTAATACTTATCTGTATTCTACCATTATCGAAAATAATATCCTCAAATATTATCCCGTCTTGACCAAATCTAGATTTAAGTATCGCCATATTTGCGGTTCCGTGTTCTTTTTGGTCCAATGTTTTTGCTATTGAAATGATGAAGTGACCTATTTGTGCTTTTTTAATAGACCCCCCGAACATACTTGAATCGACCGTTTCTGCCGTAAGTGATGAATTATGTGTGTAAATATCATTAGCATAAAACATATGTGTATCTTCTACTGTTATATCTATTGTATCTTCTTCGCCCATTAATTCTATGGATTCTATTTCATCTAATGAAAAATCATCCATACTAATATCATATTTATTCATATCACTATTCATTTATAAATTTTAAACATTTATTTATTATTTTATTTTTATTTTTCAAATACTCTGATTCCCATATTCTCATAATATTATAACCTTTACTTTTTAAATACTCATCTCGTTTTTTATCAATTATTTTTTGTTTAGTATTATCATGCCAATAATCACCATCAAACTCTATTATTCTATTACCACATTTAAAATCAACCATTATTATTTTTAAATCATCTTGATTAACGTGAAATACTTCCTCACCATTCAATTTAGCAAATCTAACACCCTTTTTTATATTTTCAGTTAATTTATTATAAATTTCAAAAAATAATTCTTGTGAAATTTTACTATAAAAAGAACCACTTTTAAAACATTTACTTATGTAAGTGTTAAACTTTTCAATACCTTTCTTTTTACCGTAACGTTTTATGAAACTATCTAATGAAGTTAAATTCATTCTTTTACGATATTCATTCCATTTTTCATTACCAACCTTTTCACCAAAAGTATTTATATAATATTTTTTACTAAATCTATAACTTTGTTTTTTATTTCTTTTATCCCATTTAATAAAACCTTCTTCAATTCCATACCTATTTTGATATTCTTTTAAAGTTCTACCATTTCTATATGGTTTTATTAATTTTCGCTCAGACATAGTTTTATTTTTTCTACTTAGTCTTTCATCCCATTTTTTAGGACCTTTTATTTTACCAAATTTTTCAATACATGCATCTAAACCCCAAGGTGTTTTTGATTTTTTTAAATATTCTTCCCATTTTATTTTACCTAACAACTCACCATATTTTTTTTTATATTTTTCTAAACTATGTCCAAATTTACTTGAAAAATCTTTTTTCTTTTTTTCTACATTTTTTTTTCCATATCTTATTTCTAAAGCATAATCAGATGTTACATCATTTTTTAAAACAGTTCTAATAATATTTATCCTTTCTAACCAACACCCATCAACATTATATTTTATAAAATCATGAATATTTTTTAACCTATTTTTTATAGTTTTATTATCATATTTTTTTAAAATTTTATCAATTTCATTTAAATGTCTTTCAGTAATCGTATTTTCTTCAATATTATTAAACATTTTCCTATTAATAATATATTTTGCAGTTAACTTTTTCATAATATATTTCATTATAAATAGTTATAATTTATTAAAAAGTTAACCGCAGTACAAAAAAGTTATTTAGTTAATAATTTATCACCCACTTTTAAACCATCTTGTATTGATAAAAGTTTTCCATCACTAGTTGGAAACTTATGTTTTTTAGATACATTTATAGTTTTACCAGATTTTAATTTTATTTTATATATCGGTTGCTTTTCAATAGGAAATACATGTGTTACCTTCTTATAACCTTTATGTGTTAATATTTCTTCACCTTCAACAATATCTTTTATTTTTATATTACCATTTTTCTTAGTAACTACATGAGTATCAATAGAAACACAACGGTTACCTTGAACAGCGGTCCAACCAGCCATATCAAGTTCTGATAACATCGTTTCAAATTGTCGCATTACATTACCTTCCGCATCCCAACTTTCCTTATATTGTTTACTTGATTGTACACAGTCAATATAATCCAATATAACTAAATCAGGTTTAAATCCTTGTGACATCAATTTTTTAATATACTGTTTAATTATCGGAATTGTAGTACTATCACTAGGAAATTTTTTTAATCTAATAGTTCCAGGTCTACTTTGCATTTCCTCGGCAACAGCAAATATTTCTTCTTTATTTTCACTTAGCTCGTTTAATGTGTATTTACCTTCCATCCAACATGTTAAATGTTTCTTCTGAATTATCTTTGGGTTATCCTCAAAGAATATCTGTAGAACGTTTTTACCTATGTTTTTAGCGTGGTTTGCTAACTTAGTGCTCAATGTGGTATTATGAGTTACAATATAATCATCTGTCACATATAAATGATTAATATTATCTACCATAATACATTGTGCCTCTAAATGTCCGTGATATTCAATTGAGGTAATAAATTTATTACTAG